GAATGGACAGCACGAGGCAAGCTACGTTGTTGAGCTCGCACGCCCGCACTGCGTCGTTTGTGGAAATGTTGCTAAGAAAGTGTCTGTCGGCCAAAATATTGGCGGCCGCGACATTATCTTCTACCACCTTGCTGAGAGCATAAGCAAAGCAGGCTTCGGATCTTGAATGAATTGTAAGTCCGGTGGAAGCGACCTTCAGAACTGCAGGAAGATCGGAGAAAGGGGTCATGGCTATGGTTAAAGCCTTTGAGATGATGTTCTCCATAACATCCGGTTCACTAGCATGCTTGGTACCTCGCCACAGATCAGCGTGAGCTTCACAGTAGGAAGGGAGTCCAATCTCGGCAATATCGCGCGAGAAGAGGACTGCAGCAGCTCGGTAACCATCGTGTTGTTCGGAGGTTCTGGGAGTGATGAGTGTGGCCACGAGGCCACGAATACGAGTAAAGACAACCAACTCATCAGTGATTGCAGTACGAGAAGTGAAGGTTGGTCTACCGACAAATCTGTGGTCGTCTATCTTGAATACGACCTTTTTATGGGTTATTAAATCAGTTTTTCTTTTTTTTATTTTCTTTTCTATTGTTATATCGTCGCCAATTTGTAACATTCGAGCGCCTTTGGGAACTTCGTAACGAGAGAGGAGAGAAGTGAATGCCATAATCATATTAGAGATAAGAGTCCATGAGTCACCGGATCCTAAGCCACAACCTTGCAAATAACGGATGGTATTAGTGAGGGAATTTACAGTTCTAGAAACTCGTATCTCTGAAGCCAGTTCAGCGAGACCGAGCCTTTTAGCAGCCATTTCAAGGAAAGTAATGAAGACAGCCACATGATACCTGTCGTGTGTGCTGTCTTGTCGTTCTAAATCTATTTCGTAAGCACCTTCAAAGGAGCCAAGTACTTGATTGACTTCTTCAACGGTGCGATTGAGAGGGGAGATGATGCCGGGGCGCATCGCTTTGGAGAAGGCCTGACTGAGGCATTCCACGACTTCGTCGAATTGTGATATTTGACCTTGGGGCATGCCACTGACGATCAGCATTTTTAAGGGGGAGTTCTCTTTGGCGTAGGCTACGCTCTTTGAGTACTCATTCTTCCCGAAAGCATAACTGCTCGTCTGACCCGGCTCTGAAAAGTCGGTAAGTGCGGCTTCGACCACCTGATCTCGCGTCTTTCGAGCAATGCTGGCGTATTCGATTTTAAGCAGCTCAAAGAACATGTTCGGGTCGATGATCTTGTCAAATATCTCTTTTACAACAGGTCGGACTTTTGCGAAGTCTTCTCCAGTCAGGGGCCTTTCTGGTCGGCTGGCCCTAGCGTTCATTTCGGTTTCAACTCCGGCTGGGATGACCACAGGTTTGGGAGTGAAATCTTCAGCTAGAGAGGTGATAGCTGGTGGAGCGTTCATAACGATT